GACAGTGACCGTGACCGACGTGATAGTTGGGTCGATGACAACGACGGCGAGGTTCGCCTGCGCTTGCCCCGCCAATGTCGCCTGCAGAGCGGCCTTGTTACCGCTGGACAGCATCGCGCCGCCGCTACCGATAACGGCGACGGTCTCGTAACCCGGGGTCGCGACGCCGTTGTTGTTGTTGTCGAGCGCGGTTGCGCGATAGACGAGGGGGTTCGTGAGGGCTGCGGAGACGAACTGCGCCGGGGCGACGAGTGTGGAGGTGAAGCGTTGGAGTTGCTGGACACCGCGGGTCCGCCACGGTGTCTCTTCCTCCGCGTCGGCGCCGGCGGTGACGTTGCTCCCGAGGGCGGCGCTGTCCACGGCTGGGAGTGCGCTGATCACAGCGACGGGTGTACCGGTCGCGATGCCGTTCGCGGCTGCTGTCGGTAGAACGGCGGTTGCGGAGGTGGTCAGGGTCGGTCCGGCGCTGACGGCGTGCGCGTCGGTGGTGAAGTCCAGGGTGCTGCCGTCGCCGAGGGTGAGCCGGACGATGCTGCCCTGCGGGATGTCGAGGGACTGGCCACCAGAGGTCGTGAAGGTGACGGTGACCGTGGGGGCTGCGCCATTGGATCGGGTGATGCCGAGGAGACGGAGCAGGATGTCGAGGACGGCGCCGGGGAGCCGGTTGATTGCGTAGACGTCCTCGGCGACGATCAGCGCCAGGGACTCCATGAGGACGACGGCGGTGTCGCCGGTCTGCGGGAGCCAGTCGGGCATTTTCGTGCCCGCATCGAGCAGACCCCGTTCAGCGAGACTGTCCGCTGTCGCGTCATACAGGATCAGATCGTTCAGGTCGGTGAGGTCGGGACTTGCCACTCTCGGCCTCCGTCAGCTGTAGTCGATCTGGATGCGCACGGTCTGTGAGTCGGCCTGGGTGGCGCTGACCTCGTTGAGGGTCACGTCGGGTCCGTAGGCGCCGATCCCGGCGGCGACCTCGGTAGGTTCGATCACGCCGAACAGCGGGTCGGTGACGCCGAAGCCGGGTGCGAGCGGCCGTTCCCCAATGTGGGTCAGGACGAGCACTTCGATCAGCTCACCGTTGGCCTGCGGTGTGCCTTGTTCGACGGTCGCGATCTGCCCTGCGGGTCCGACACGGAACGGGTAGGACAGCACCTGCGCCATCGCGTCTCCTAGGCGGGTCGGAGGATGACGAGATGGTCGGGGTCGTTCTCAAGGAAGCCAACGAGGACCCGTTGCCCGACGGTGAGGGCGGCGGCGGTGATCGTGATAGTGCCGCCCTGCGGGTCAGTTCCGGTGAGTGTCCCCTGTCCACCGGAGAACGCTGTCGGGTAGGCGACGGGGTGCGCGGTGCTGCCGAAGATGCGGGTCGGGTCGTAGCGGGGGACTTTCACCTGGTAGCCGCCGCTGATGACCTTGGTGACGGTGCCGTACCAGAGGCCGGTGCGGCTCACTTGCGGGCGGGAATCGTCAGGACCTGACCGGGCTTGATCAGGTTCGGGTTCTTGATCTTGTTCGCGGTCGCGATGAGCGGGAACAGGCTCGCGCTGCCGTAGTAGTGCGCGGCGATCTTCGACAAGGTGTCGCCCGCTTTCACCGTGTACCGGTTGACCTTCGCCGTCTTCGCGGCGGGCTTCGTCGACAGCGGCGACGCGGCGGCGCGGGTCGGGACAGCACCGGATGAAGGCCGGCCGGGCACGGTCGACGGCGGGTTCGGTTCGTTTGTCAGACTGAGCGTCACCTCGGCGCGGACGACAGCGTTCGTCACCGGATGCTTGCGGGTGCTGGTGATCGGCATGTCCGTGATCCGGTACCAGCCCGACTCGAGCAGGGAGCCGCCGGAGATCAGGACCGGGTCGGGGGAGTTCGCGAACGCGGCCAGCGTCGCCAGCCCGGGTTCGACGGATGTCATGCCGCCGGGCAGGACGAACACGACCGGCAGCTGCACTTTGATCAGGCGCAGGTTCGTCTGTCGCAGCAGCGGCTGACGTTCCGCCCGCGGCACCTCAGTCCAGGCCGGTGACAGGTCCGTTGCGGTGACCCGTTCAGCGACGCAGGGCAAGGTCAGGACGTCCCGGCCGACCTTCAAGGTGACCCGGCCGCTCGGTGAGACGGCCTTACCGGCGACGGACACGACGGTTGTGGGCACGTCGCCTCCTAGTAAGTGAAGCCGGGGAGCTTGCCCGCGCCGGTCCAGGTGCGGCCGGTGATCGGGCCTTCGACGACGCCGTAGGCGCTGCCGCGCGCTTCGATGGTGTGCTTGCCGTCGCCGAGGCTGACGACGATGTGCTCACCGAGACCGGGCACAGCGTTGGGTGCGCGGTAGAGCACGGCGCCGCGGGTCTTGAACGCTTGCTCGACGGTCATCGTGAGGCCGGCCTTCTGCACTGCGGCGTACTGCGGCCCGGCGGTGCGGGGGAGCACGACACCGAACTGCGATGCCGCCCATTCGACGAGCCCGGAGCAGTCGAAGCCCCCCAAGGGGTCCTCCCCGCCCCAGGTGTACTTGTTCCCGACCTGCCGCAAGCACTCGGTGACGAAGTCGAGGATGTTCGGTTTCGGGCCGACCACGGTGATCGTGCTGCCACCGGTGCCGCTCGTCCCGAACGTCGAAGCGGTGTCGTCGGCTTCGGTGCGGCCGGTGCCGATCTTGTCGGGCAGCCGTCCGCTTTCGACGGTCACCGGGGCGGTGCTGCTGCCCAGGTCCCAGGTGACGCGGGTGACGAGCTCACTGACTCCCGTGAGGATCGGGCCGATACCAGTCCAGCGGATCCGCATCGTGGGACGAAGGTTGATGCCTTCGTCCCGGGCGATCGTGCCGGTGATGTTGATGTTCATCTCGACGATCTCAACCCGATGCGACTTGGTGGACCGCTTGAGTTTCCGCTTCGCCAGGTCCTGCTTGGTGACGGTGACGGTCGGCATACCCATGGCCCGGAACACGGGGCCGTAGCTCGGTCCGAAGGTCTCGTCGTCGACGCTGAACTGCACTTCCTGCCCGCGATTCTGCAGGTAGTTCGCGGAGGCGAAGTAGAACGTGCCGGCGGCTTCAAAGGCGTAGAAGCCGAGGACGGACGCGAGGCGCTGCCCGATGTCCCACGCACTTTCGGGGCGGGTCGGTGTGGTCGTCTGCGCGGACGTCAGGATGCCGGTGCCGCGCGTGTCAGGGACTTGGGCAGGGCCGATGCTGCCGGCGACCGCGGAGGCTTCACCGACAAACTTCAGACCGGCAGCCGTGGCGATCTGCTGCATGTAGTCAGTGGGGCTGATGTCGTTGCGGGCGGCGGGGCTGTTCTCGCGCATCTGCACGACACCCTCAGGTTGGGCGGTGAGGGTGATGTGCGGTGCGCCGGGGCCTTGCTTGAGCGTGTACTGCACGATCCGATAAGGCAGGTCGAACAGGTGCAGGTCGCCGTCTGGTTGCAGGTTGTACCGCTTGTGCAGGGTGAAGTCGGGGTCGGACAGTTCGACGCTGACCTGACTGATTGCGTTGATGGAGAAGTCGACGGTGCCACCGACGATGGCCTCACCGAGCTCACCGGTCGCTGCGCGGCCCCCGATCGTTAGGGGGTAGTCCGGGCCGCTGCTGCCGGCGGTGATCGCTAGGATCGGCTCGCCATGGTCAGAGCTCGTCGCGGTTGCGGGTGTGGACGTGACAGCGGACGCTGCCGTTGATGAGGCCGTCCGGGCTTCGTTGAGGTACGCCTTGTAGTCGCCGCTGTTGTACGTCGACCAGGGGGTGAAGTTGGTGCCGCCGCTGCTGATCGTGTAGGCGTGCCGGGCGTTCGTGGCTGGGTCGAGGTTCGCGGCCTCGTCACGGGTGCGGCCGGTGTTCATGTCGGCGCGCAGGCTGCGGATCTGCCAGAGGCCGATCGAGGCGCCCCATGTGCTGTCCTCGAGCCCGACGTCACCGCGGGCTGCGGTGTCGAAGGGGGCTTCGGCTGTTTCGGCGTGGCTGATCGCGACGGCGGTGATCAGTGCTTCGCCACGGAACCCGGCCTGGTAGGCGTATTGAGCGACTTTTTCGGCGGTGAGCTGCTTACCGATGTACGCACTCATGGGGTGGCTGGGACACCTTGACGGAGTTGGACGTTGCGGTAGTAGTCGTCGATCGCCTTGGTCACGGCGACAGGGTCTCCGGCGGCATTGACGTTGATCGAGACGTGATGAACCGTCTGCCCGGCGATGAGCGGAACAGCACCCCCGATGAGCGCGCCGACACCCGCGCCTACAGCCGTTCCGATGCCGGGCACGACCGACGCGACGCTGGCACCGAGAACAGCCCCCGAAACGGCACCGCCGGCGACATTGGACCAAGACGGGCCGGACTGCGCCGCGTCATACCCTGCCATCCCGAGACCGGCCGCCCCACCGAGCCCGCCGAGGATCTTCCCGCCGGGGCCGATGCTCGCGCCGCTGAACTTGTCGGCGATCGCCTTACGACCCTCAGCGGTCGCCAGCATGTCGAGGGCTTCGGCCATGCCTTTGACGATGCCGATGGTGCCCTTGAGGGCGTTGTAGCCGGTCAGTCCGGCGAGCATCCCCGTGATCAGCCCGGTACCCAGCCCGAAGGGGAGGTTCAGCAGGTCATGGAATGCGTGGACCATCCCGTCGACGATGGGGAGAAGCTCGCCACCGACCTTGATCAGGTCCGGGATCAGTGATCCGACGTCGTGGAGGAAGGTCAGGAGCATCGGGCCGTTGTGCTGTAACCCGTCGAGCAGACCCTTGAGGGCCGGTCCGACCTTCTCGATCGCACCCGGAGCCGACTGCGCGAGCGACGTGAAGAACGTGTTCAGCTGCGGCGTGATCTTCGTCAGGACGCTGTTGAGTGAGTCGGTGATCTGCGGCATGTTCTTCGTCAGGACGTCCGCGAGGGGCTGCGAGGCCGTCGCGGCGTCCATGCGGAGGGTGTCAACGAGGTTCGACCACTGCCCTGGCAGGGTGTTGTTCTGCGCCTGCGCCGCGTGCGCGTAGGGCGTCAGGACAGAGCCGTTACCGGCTGCGACAGCATCGACCAGCGTCGACGACGGCATCTGGATGCCGCCGCCCCGCAGCTGCGCGGACAGCTGCTGCGGCGTCTGATGTGACGCTTCCGCGAGGAGCCGGATAATGGGGAAGCCGGCCTGGGTGAGCTGGTTGACGTCCTGGCCGCGGATGACACCGGCGGCGCTGATCTGACCGAGTGCCAGCGCCGACCGGGCGAGGTCATCAGCCTGTTCCCCGGCCGGGGCTGCGGACGCCACGTTGGCGAGGGTCTTGACGACCGGCATCACGTTCTGGCCGGTGAAGCCGTACTGCAGCAGCGTCTGCGCGGCCTTCGTGATGTCCGGGAGCTCGAAGGGGCTCTGGAAGTTGAACTGCTGCAACTGCTTGAACAGGTCGTTACCGGCCTGCACCGAGCCGAGCATCAGGTCGAAAGAGACCTTCGTCTGCTGGAACGACGCGGCGCTCTTGACGCCGAAACCGACGACGGCCGTCGCGAGCCCGGCGAAGCCGAGCGCGGCACCACCGATGCCATAGGCGGTGAAGCGCATCATCGAGGACGACAGGTTCGACAGGGTGCCGTCGAGGTCTTTCAGGACCCCATGGAAGCCAACAGCTTTGCCACTGGCGTGATCCAGGCTGCTGCCGACGTTCTCAACCGACACGACCAGCCGGGACAACGCCCCTGTGGTCTCCTGACCGCCGGCGTCCTTCAGGGAGCCGGTCATGGTCTTCGCTGCGGCGTCGACCGCACCGATCTTCGCGACGGACTCCTCAGAGCCCTCCACGGTGAGCCGAACGCCGACGATGGAGATGTCAGGCATCGCCATCCTCCGTCCGGTCCGGGTCGTTGGCCTTCGCGCGGGACAGCGCCGCAGCCAACCGAATCCGCCACAGGTCCCGGGGGGCAGCAAGAACAGTGATCGGGTCCATGCCGAACGTCTCCGCGACGAACGCGGCGACACGAACACGCGGGTCCTCGGTGAGCACGTCTTGCAACGGCCGACCTTGCGGGTCAGCCAACGTGATCACCGCGTCGTAGGGGACACCTCAGCGCCGTAACCCGCTGCCAGGAGCACCGCGTTGTACGAGGCGAGGATGTACGCGTCCTTGCCGTAGAACGCCCGGACCGCGTCGGCGGTGTTCGTCACACCGAGACCGGCGTGCAGACTCGGAGTGACGAAGGTGACGGGCTCACCAGCGTCGGTGACAGCCTCACCTTCGGTAAGTATCCCGCGGCAGGCGTAGCCGAGCAGAGACAGCCCGAAGCGGAGTTCAGGAGCAGGGCTTCCGACGGCTGACTTCCGCCAGGCGGCGATCATCTCGTAAGGCAGGTCCGTCGAGTACCGGATGGTCACGCCGGGCTTGCCGGGGACGTCGAACTCCTGCGTCTCATGCTCGTCCCTGGCGGCAGCGAAGTCCGCGAGGAGCCCTGATAGGGCGGACGGTCCGGTCGCCGGAGTAGGTGCGACCGGCACGTCCTCCCCGAACGAGGTCGGGCCGTCGGTCACGCCGCGAGACCCTTCACGGCGAAGGTCAACTGGAACCGGGCGGGGGCGCTGCCGTTCGCGTTGACCGCTGGGGTCGTCACACCGACGAGCGTGCATCGGTAGGACGTCGCCGGGCCGATCGCGTTGAACGACGCGTCGGACGGCTGCACGGTCACAACCCGATCAGTACGGAGCTGCCCGAGCAGTGTGAGGTTCAGTGCGGCGTCACGGTCAACGTCATACCGCCGACCGATGACGAGGTCCGACCAGACCTGACGGCTGAACGAGATATCGGCCTCGTCGCTGCCGCCGTCGTAGTCCTTGGTGACGGATACGGATGCGTCGCCGCCGGACTTCGACGCCCAGAACGAGGTGCCGGGGATGCCGGAGATCGTGACGAGGAACTGGTTCTCGGAACTCATCGGATGCCTCTCACAGGTCCGCGGACAGGGTGACGGAAGTCAGGAAGAAGCGAATTCC